GATTGATGATTCTGGTAATTTTGTTGCAAAAGCTACGGAAGCACTAGAAGCACTAGAACAAATTAAAATTATAGTAATCACAATACCAATTATTACAGTATTGTTCATACTCACCTACATTACGTAAACTTTTTTTTCAGTGCTTATACTAAAATGACTTCTCGCCCCGTCACAAATGTTCTGATGGAAGCCCTCATCATCGGTGTCATGAATGCTGCGCTTATTTTTGCTGTTGGTAAAATAAAACTTGATATTGAAACCCCTATTCTACATCTCATTGCTGGTGCCCTCATTCACATCATCTTCGAATACACAGGTGGAAACAAGTGGTGGTGTACCCAAACTTATAAGTTGTAATGCACCCTCAAGTAGCTTTGCCTCTCTCTCACGTCATTAATCTCAATCTCCAAATTCCTCTTCAACTCCATCACTTCGTCCCGCCTAACATCGATGCGATGGTTTTCGAACATCTTGTACTCGTCATAAATCTTCTTCTCGAATTTCTTACTCGTGAGTTCTTTTCGGTCAGCCGATGACAAGTATACCCAGTTTGTAAGTCGCACGTAGTTTTCGAATGTAGCATCTTCCGAATCAACCTCTTCAAAAATGTCCATGTCAAAGATTGGTGTATGAGAAGTAAAATGCTTCATGGCAGCTCCCTTCACCTTCTTAGTCATGCGCTGAATAGGCTTCAAAGTTGTCAGTGACCTGTTCGCAATTTTCATGTCGGCCAAGAGTCTTCGAAGACACTCCTCATTCTGCGCCCACTCGTCGTACCACTCAGGACGCCAAGGTTCATCTTCCTCATCACTCTCACTTTCACTCTCCGTGTCACTTTCAACGACAATAGGTTGAAAAGGAACTCGACGTTCGGTGGGTTTCGGTAAAGTTTTGTGTACCTGCTTCAGGTTGTCACACATTTCCAAGTAGGTGCCCTCGGGGATCATCTTGGAAATGTCGTCCAGACATTGCATGAGATTTTGGAGATTCTCCATTTTTACATGTTTTTCATATTATCGTATTTTACTTAGGCTTCATTTATAGTCCAGCTTCGTTTTACAATCACTGTTTCCGCCTATAGGGTTGTCCATTACCTCCTTATCTGGTATACTGTAAAATTTTCCTGTTTTTCCCTGTATGACTCCCAAATTACCATCATGTACAAATTTAAGCAAATCATCGGAAAATGTATGTAACACAGTGAAATCACCTGGTTCATATCTACAATTTGTTTTTAAGGCTACTCCATCTTTACATGTTCTGGGTTGTTGTCTACTCGGCTTTTTGTTCATAGCAACCCAACCAACCTCTTTACCTCGCAAAATAATATATCCATCATAATTAGCCTTATTCTTCCACGACAATATAGGATTACCTCTTCTATCTCTACCCGTTATCTCCTTCCGGTTCACCGAGGTTTTTCCGCTACCAGGCTGAGAGGTAATTCTCGTTAAACCTTTCTCAACTGTTTGACCACGAGTATCGAGAGCTGTGTGTTGAAAAAATCCTGGGTTCTGACCAACAACAACACCTTCCCATGTGACTTTTTTACATCCATCCTTGAGTGTCTCAAGTTCTTTTGCTTTTCGTTGAGCTTCTCGTTGCGCCGCCCTCGCCTCTTCGGCTTGTTTAGCTCTTTCTTTCGCAGCTTCAGCGGCCTTCTTTTCCGCCGCTTGCTTGTTCCTCAAAGCAGCAGCAGCATCATCAGCAGCCTTTTTAGCCTCGTCGTACGTAGTCTGGAAATAATCAATTTTCTTCTGAGTTTCGTCAACAGCCTGTTGCCATATAGCCTTCTCATCATCATATGTAGCCGTGTCTACAAAGCCCTGGTATACGAGTATTTGCGCCTTCGCCTCTGCTAATTTCTTACTTGATTCATTTACTGTCTTGAAAGCGTCTCCCACATTGAGTGCGTCAAACTTTGCCCTTTCGAGAGCCTGTTGAGCTACTGCCACCTTCTGAGATGCTTCACCCACATCACCCGTCTCTTCTTTCATTTCTGTTATTATTTTTCCCATCTCCCGTTCAAATGCCGTATCTTGTATAGATTTCAATTCTGTGTCATCTGGTTCGGCGTCGGGTTCGCCTTCGCCTTCTGGTAAACCATATACATAATAGTACCCACCACCCAATATCAAAATACTACAACAACATAAAAGTAGAAGAAGTACCAACATACTGGTTATTACTTTTACATTATATTTTTTTTATGACACTTGCCAGGAGATACATCACTGGGGGTAAAGAAAATGAACCCATCGCAGTCATGAACGCGGCACTCGCATCCTCAGGTGTCTTGATTTCTCCATTGATGACTTTCGATATGGATGTCTCCATCAACTTGTCCACCGTCGCATCAATGGGTTTCACGATAGCGGGAATCGCAGCGAGTCCAACAAGTGTAGGTAAAAGGTGATGTTCGTCACCTGACACCTGAGCCGCCATGTTTACGATTACACGGATGATTGAACCTGGCCAGAACACAGAGGCAAGCATCTGCCACGTCAACGTCTCTGTAGAAATCCTGAGAGTGTCTATGATTTTGTCCTCCTCCTCGGCAGCATCATACGCTTTCTGTCCCTTGTCAATCGTGTCAAACATGACATAGGACGCGGCGACACAGTAGGACGCTGGGAGACCCCAGTCAGGGAGATACGTTGTAAAAGCTTCACCAAGCTCATTCGCGTACCCCATGTACCGTAAGGAAGTTTCACGATAAGGGTCAACATTCTTATATGCTGTAGCGTATATTTTAAAACGCTTCGCATGTTTCGGTGTTAGTATTGGTCTACATGTAGCTAAAGCTAACATTATCTTCTTAGATTTCCAAATCTTTATACATCGTCAAGTCTGTCATCAGACTGCTCCAACCATTCAAGTCTCTTTTCGATAGCTGTGCGATACTTGAGTCGAAAGTCATTCTCTGTATCCACGAACGCTCTACACATCGACTGCAAATTCTTCTCAGGAAACTCAATCTCAACATCCTCGTCACCGAGGCCATTCATGTGACAGTAATGTCTAATGACTCTCTCCTTCACCTTCTTGGTAATGCGCTTGATGGGTTGCGCCTCCACAAGCTCCTTTTGTAGATAGGTTATTTGACCCTGTATGAAATCACTATCTATATTGAGAGCTTTATCGAAATAATAGTCATAAAAATATTGAAAAGTCTCTTGAGTTTCACCGATGCGGTGTATCCTAAAATCTTCGTAATCGAAAAAATACACTGGGTCTGCCCTCTTATTGTACGCATTCTTCAAATGTTTACACAATTCGAGATAGTCCCCCTCAGGCAAAACACTCGAGTGACTGTCTATTATCTGCATGACTCGAAGCAAATCATCCATCCTTAAAGGTATTGATTTTAATTTGTCTAAGTAACTTAACGAATGTACGACAAGTCCGATTGTCAAACTGGTGTGGTACATATAGGTTATGGAAACTTCCACCGAGCACACCAGGCCATGTACATAGACGAGTACATGGAAAAGACGGGAGACCTCAGGTGGGGTATCGTCGCTGTCAATCTCAGGGACGAGGGGTTTCGCGAGATTGACGATTACATCGTGAAGACCCCATCGGAGTACAAGGTTGTCAGGTCACACCTTGATTACGTCGACTGGACGAAGAATAGAACCATCGCCAAACACATGCTCACCTTACCAAGTGTTCATCTCATCACCATCACCGTCACAGAGAGTGGGTACTCACCTGGTTCACCCCTCTTTGAGTACTTGGCGTGTGGTCTCAGGAATCGTAAAACACCTGTGACCATCTTGTGCTGTGACAATATCCGTCAGAACGGTGTCGCCCTCGAGACACAGTTCCTAGCATACCTCTATCACACAAACCAACACGAACTCGCTACATGGATTCGTGAAAATGTCAAGTTTCCCTCTTGCATGGTAGACCGCATCACACCTAGGACAACCGACACTCTTCGGGAAGATGTTGAAAAAAGGTTTCCTGGTTATGGTTATAATGCCGTACAGACAGAGGAATATAGACAATGGGTCATAGAAGATAACTTTGCTTCAGACTTTCCAGACCTTGCACAAGTCGGAGTTGTCATCACGAAAGACATTGAACCCTATGAAGAGACTAAGATTCGTATCCTCAACGGTGGTCATACATCCCTCGCCTACCTTGGTGCCTTATCAGGTTACAACACATTCGATGAGGTCATGAATGACCCGATACACCGTCAACATTTTAAACAACTTCAGTATGGTGAGATTATTCCATCTGTCGAAGGTGAACTCCCATTTGATATTTATGAGTACGTCGACAAAGTTGAAGAACGTTTCTCAAATGCAACAAATCTCGATGAACTTGATAGAATTTGTATGGATGGCTTCACAAAGTTTCACACGTTCGTGGTGCCCTCTCTTCGGAAGTGTCTCGAACAGGGAAAGAAACCTATAAACATCTACAAGGGTATTGCGGCGTGGTACATCTACTCAAGAAGGTTTGCGAGAGGGTGTACGAAAATAAGATACACCGAACCCAACTGGACACTCCTCGAACCCCTCTTGAGAGATGGAGCTGTTGATGCTTTTGTTTCTAATGAGCGTTTATGGGGTGATATTCCAAGGCAATTTATTTCATTTACACGAGACCTGAAAACTATCTTACTCTCTCAAACATATGAACACGAAATTGACCTACTTGGTTAAAAAATTAAAGTCTATACCTTATAGGAATGGCTGGACGTTCTGATATCGTTATCACTGGCCTACAAGATGTCCTTTTAACAGGTCATCCTCAAATGTCTCACTTCCTGAATCGTTTCAAGCGGCACACGAAGTTTACAACCCAGACCCTAGAAATGCCGTTTAATGGTGAACCTGATAGAGGTAAGACTATTATCGCACCCATTTCTACAACAGCTGGTGATATGATATCAAACATGACATTAAAAATTTTTGTGGATCGAGACATAACCGCGAATGTTTATGATTCATTCGTGAAATCAACTATAGACTATATAGACTTGTTCATAGGAAAACAGCACATAGATCGCCTAACGACTGATTACATTTCGATGTACTTAAAATTAAGATCATCCGAGACAGATGATTTAAACATACTTTACAGAGATTCATACAATGTCAACTCCCACTTCTCCACGAAAATACCCCTTTATTTGGATTTACCTTTCTATTTTTATAGAAATCCACACTTGGCCATTCCATTATGTGCCATGACCAAACACTCATTAGAAGTTCAGGTAAAAATGAAAGACCCGATCACCTTTCAGAGTGATTATATGCCCACGGATTACTCGGAAGATTTGAAAATTGCTAGAATATCACTAAATGTCGATTACCACCATCTCATGGAAATGGAACGAAATTTTTTCAAAACGAGACCCCTCGAGTACATCATAACACAGACGCAACGAGTTAGAAAGGTTATAGATTCCTCCGACATCGACAAAGAACATGCGTTTATGTGTGAATTCAAACACCCTGTAAGAGAATTTATGTTCTTTCTAAGACACGACGCATGGGAGAATTTAACAAACCGCGGAAACATTTATGAAGAACTTGACTATGCCAATATGAAAATCAATAACGAGGTTTTATTCACGGGTGATCATAATGATTTGTCTTCTGACCAATTTCTAAAAAGATACAAGGCGCCAAGTGACATCGTTGAAGAAAGTCTTATCTGGCATAGACGCTCGACGTTCTATAACCAAACATTCATACCACTTAATGATATCTTATCATTCGACGCAGTTCGAAGTTTACCCGGCCCGGGTGGCCAAGATGAAAGTACATTGGGGTGGTTCAAGACGTTCAAGGTTAAAAACGGTCTTTTCTATGTATACTCCCTTGGTATGGATTCGTCAAATGGGGAACCATCCGGACATATAAATATGAGTCGAATCATCCATCAACAGTTTACTTTCAAATTTAAAACACCCGACTCGAATTCTATATATTCTGTCTGGAATAACCTTTACAATTCAACACTAAAC